CATTTCTCCCGGTCGCAATCATGGCCTAGGGGGTGGCTCAATGTGTTAAAACCCGCGCCATATTTCCGGCTTTCATCGTCCCGCGCAAACGCCTCTTCCAGCTCTTTCTTGATAATATCCTTAGCTCCCTGCTCGAAATTCGGCCAGTAATCAATTAGCCAATCGGCGCAATCCTTGACGATGTACGTTGTTCGGCCAAGGCAATACCTAAACGCTGCTATCACCATTAAGTCGTCTCTGCCCCATGCAAACTCTCTTATCATCATTCCACCATGCTCTTTAATTCTCGCAACTTGCCAATCATCTTATCTATGGCTGCAATGTATCCGTCTCGGCTCAAGGCATATTTGCCGCGCCCTAGCGTCCTGTCAAAATCATCATCATCTCCCGGTGAGCAGGCGATAATAAGGTCTTGCCCTGTTACAATCTCGTATTCGATGGAGTAGTAACCATCTTCAGAGCTATTGTATTCTTCAATGTTATGCTCAGTGCATTGCTCATCAATCATCGTAAACTTAGTAGAGTTATCGTAAACAGCCTTTCGGTAAAACGGTACTTGGACGGTTATCTCATCTTCACACTTTTGATATATTGTCGATGGTACAAATATAGTCTTCATCTACTCCCCCATATCGCAACCATGCCCACGAGGGCAGCAGCCAGTTCGTGTTAACTCCGCGCCACATATCGGGCATATTTCGACGCGGATTATGCGATCAGCCAGCCCCATAAAATCTATCGGGCCGCAATGCGCACATGCCAAAGGTTCCAGGCCGCAAGGTTTGTCGCATGCAGCGTCTTCGTTTATGTCTGCCGGGTAATGTTCGCAGCCCGTAACATAACCGTCCGGCGTGTCGTAGCAGATGGTTTTGCAGATCGGGCAAGCAAAATGGCTCACGGCTCTGTGCCTCCTTCTAACAACTCAGGCGTTTCGTAGAAATTGCCTATAATTTCTGCATCCCGTGGATACCAGAATGTGAAAGAACCTCTCTCGTCGTTCCACTCCACCAGAAACGGTCTATAGTGTCTGCCGAACTTCGGAGAATCCACAGGCACAAAGCTTAGAATATCGCCCTCGAATATCTCTTTGCCGTTCTTGTCGAGCACCCCGGTAAATTGCATGAGAACAAATTTCATACACGCACCATCACCGTCTTTATCTATTATCGTTAGCCCGAACGGAGTGGGATTCATGTGTATTGTGGCGATAGTATCGGGTTGAAACATCTTCCTTTCTTCCTTATCCCATGCCCTAAACTTAAATTCTCTCATGCCACCAAACTCCTCAAGAATCGGTGATTGATTACCTCTGCAATCCGCTCGTAGCCCGTGGGATTGCCGATGTATTGCAGCAGCGTACAGTTGGCCCACATGCCGATCTCTAGCGACACAAAGCGGTCGGCGTAATAATTCAAATGTTCATCGCTCACGGCGCATCTCCTCTACAGTCACCATGATCGGTTCACTCGAAACAACGAGATACATATTCTTTGCATCAAACCACCCGCCGGGTGTGCGGATTTTATCTGTTGCCCAATCAAGCAATTCGTTAATAGTCTCAAATAATTCAATCCGTTCACTCATTCTCAGCCTCCTCCTCTTGTGCGTCCCATGCGTGGAAGTCCCACCATTCGCAGAAGCGCTCGTACTGTTCGTCGTTCATATTCATTCCTATTTTTTCTGAGCTACACTGCGGAGCTTTCCCGCTTCATCGGCCAAGAATGTAAGGGGAACCTTACCTTGCGATTTGTAATTGTAGAGAGATTCGAGCATCTCGCATGACGCTTTAAGGGTGGCTTGTTTTTTTATGAGATGTGGAAACGTCTTGATTTTCTGCTTTAGTACGGCCGAATTGAAGCTGTCGGTAAAAACAAACCTTGATAGTGCGCGCACTATGTAGTGGTTGGTGGCAAATGTGCATCCGTTCTCCTTCATACAACCAACAATGTCGGCGACTCGTTGCGCGTTGTGGGTGTTTTTGATGGTGAAGGTACCACTTTTGAAAGCGGTAGCATGTGATCCCGCAGTATTGCCCATTAGCATTGAGAGGCACAAGGCCAGACCGATCCCCGTTTTCTCATGGTACTCGTTAAGAAGGATATAGTGGGGGTTCCCCGCTCGAACATACGATGTCAGATAGTCTTTTAGCGACCACAGGCGCTGTATCTTCTCATCTTCTGCGATAGTGAGAACGTCGATACCGATCACGTATTTGATGGGTAAGCCTAATTCCTTCGCAACATGAAAGCGGTGGTGTCCTTCCTTGATAAGTAGTTTCTTCCCTCCATTGCGAACAACATTGATGTGCTTGTGATCCAGAAAGCCATATTTTTTCATGGATTCACGGAGATGCTTAGTAGTTCCTAGGTTTCTATTCATTGGATGCAGATCGAACATGTCATAGTTGGTTGTCTCAAGTATTTGTGCGCTCATGCCTTGGTTCCTTTCCATTCTTGAAGTTTCTTATCAATCCAATTCTTAACCCTGTTCAACGCCTCTTCTCGTCCCGGATCATCCGCCCGTACCCTCGTTAGTTGGCTAATCGCGATTACAGCAAACTGCATTGCTTCGGTAGCTTGGGGCATGGGGTTTCCCTTGGTGTCCTTCGGAACTTGGATGCTCAGTGGTACTTGATGCTTAGACTGTCTCCTTGTGGTTATTATTTCACGGGCCTTGGCTTTCGTTGCGTCAGGACCCTTTTCCACTATCCGCTTTTGCTCCTCCTTGGGTAATGCGGCAATCTCTGCGGCATACTTAATGCCAACCCTCTTCTCCCGCGCCATATCTTGCAGTTCTGGCACACCCTTATTGATGACACGCATACCACCGTAAAGCGCTCCCGTACTAACCCCTGCCGCCTTTGCAAGCTCCTCATCGGTGAGGATGGGATTAAGGTCTCTCAGATCTGAGATACCTTTTTTCCCAGCTCCCAGCGAGGCTTTCTGGTTCTCCTTGGCCTTCGCGGCAATCAGGGGCTTTAGTGCGGCTGCCTGCTCAATTAGTTGAAAATTGGTGAGATTGCGCCGTCCCAACTGGTGCCTGTGTATCCATATCTTTGCATCAATCCTGTCCGGTAGGTCGATCTCTGTAGTGTTAAATGGAAGATTGTTTTCCTTCACAATCCGGTAGCGGTTATGCCCGTCAAGAATAATGTCGTGGCCCTTCCAGATGACCAATGGATCTAGGCATCCATCGGCCAGAATGTTGATGGTGAGCTGCTTAAACTCCTCATCCGTGAGCGGTGGTATTAACCTTTGAAATTCTGCATCAATCTTAATGTTTTGCATTGTCTCCCTTCTTCCGTTGTCTCCGTTTCTTGATCCCGAAAGCCCCTTAGTTTTACGCTACGTGAGCAACCATGCTTTGTGCGGGTGTTACGTGCCGGACCACCGATGCTCGGAGGCTGTCGTGTGGGTCAGCGTGTTTTTAATCTACTAAACCATTGTACCTTTGACAAGCGAAATTCGCTCATTGACGCTGATTTTTTTAGCGTTAAAGTGCTCAAAACATAAAAATAGTTTAGAAACCTTTATGGATTCCCCGTATGGGGGGGGGCAGATGAGATACCTAGACATGACGGAACAGATTGATTGTACTGACAGGGTATTGCAGCTAGTAGGCAATGCTAACGTGTCATTTTTGTGCTTGGCACGAATATCGGGGGGCGAACTGGAAAAACGGGTATGGCAGATCATTGTCCCAGAGCGCGACTACTCCGTGATCGGGGTTTCGTTAACGGATGCCGTCAATAAGCTTGAAGCCTTGTACTATCCTTCATCTTCCAGCGATAGCAGGCCGCTTTTGAGCTTGGTTCGTACCGATTCATGCGCCCTGAAATAGAGCGCAAAGGGCTCCTCGCCTACTGCTTTGGCTAAGAAGTATGCGTCCCTCATGGTGAGCTTTTGAGGACGGCCAAGCTTTGACATCGTTTCGATGTGGTGCAGCTTCCGACGAGGCTGTTCCACGTCGTTAAACACAATATCCGCAAGATTGCCTTTAACTATATCCTTCTCCCTCCATAGCTCCAAAGCCATTCTGAGATATTCCCTCTCAACTAACTCTTGGAATTTACTCTCTTTTTCTAAGTCCATACCATGACCTCCGATGTTTGCAGCCCATTATCATTATGATAAGTCCCGTTCACGAAAAAAGCGAATATCGCCGATGAACTATTTTTGCAATGAGCGTTATTTTTCTTGCATGGGAGCGAAATTCGCTCTATACTCCGCATCGAAATGGAGGAGTGAATGGGACGGATAAAGTATCAACCAGAAGATAGAGCAGGCATCAAGAAGGCAATCGAGACGCTAAGAAAGCATCACGGGACGCATAAGCTCGTCGCGTTATCCCTGGGACTACCCGAGACAACATACCGGGATTGGCGCAAGCGTGGCGTGCCGGGGTTGTTCGAGGAAAGAGTATTGATCAAGAGGGCTGCACGAATAGAGGGGGCATGACATGGGCTCACACCATTATGCAGATTACGAACCTACCCGCACAGAACGCCGTTACTGGACGCTCGCAATGTGGGCGTGTTTGGTGGGACTGCTGTGCATCATATTTACATTGTGACTTTTCCCGCCGCTAGTTTACGGGCGCTCGGTTTTTTCTCTCCCGGCCTGCTTCGGAAACTAGTACCTGAAATGGGAAGACCGGAGCGGGTTGAGTAACGGCGCCGGGATACGGCGAGACAATATGCAGAGGGTGGCTACCTGGTAAAAACAGGATGAGTCCGTTAGCGGTGCAAGGCCTGCCCCTCTACACCACAAACACCACGAGGAGCACTTATGGGGATAACTATTTTGCGCGGCAAATGGGGCTTCTTGCATTTCTTTACTGCCGGAAATTGGCCGTGGAAATACGAGAAGATGCTGGTGGGGCAAGGGGTTACGTGGCGATATTTCTGGCGATTCTTCTTGTCAACTGAACCAAGGAAATAAAAACAGGCAATTCCCGCGCGGATCTTGATCGGAACGGCGCGGTAGAATAGCACGGGCAGTTTGGCGTTAACAAATCAAGGGAAACGAGAAAGGAAGGTGTGCCAAAGAAAATCTATAGCGGCTAGCACTCACCCCGTGTCTACGTCTCGGAAATGTCGCATGGGGTTATCATTCCACGATTTACTAGTACCTACCTGTAATTGTTTAGGTTGAACGTATTATTGGTATTCTTCTGATTTAAAGCAAACTGCCGGGGCAATTGTGCCCCGGTGGTACAAACAGAGAGGGGGGAGGATATGCAAATCTTGATCGGCATCATCATCGGCTTTGTGGCTGCCTACGTGCTGCAAGGCTTTTGTGGCGCGGCATCTCGGAATGAGCCCAAGCCTGAGATATGGCGCAAGGGGGAATAATGCCTACCAGGGCAGCCAAGCAGGAATATGAAAATATAATTTGTCGCGAGTGCAAGGATGTCACTTTGTGCCGGGAGCGGTGGGCATGCCAACACACCGCAAGAAAAGCCAAGGCAGGTATTAATCACATCAAAGCAAAAAGAGCCCTCTCCCAAGCCTGACCGCTCAAGAGAGGGAATGGAACAGCGCAAGCAAAAACTACCAAAAAGGAGAATTGATGTCAACGCTCAAGGAACTGTTGGAGGAACAGGACCGGCTACAAAACGCGATAGCCGAAGTCGAGGCGGGTATAAAGCCGCAACTCGACCCGCTCCAAGTGGATTTGCAGGTTGTTAAGGAACAGATCAACTCCAAAGCATCCGAGGAAGCAATCAAGGCGTTCCAGGCAGCCAAGAAGGACACCGGAACGCTGGATTTTATAAGTGAAGGAGTAAAGATCAAGGCGGTTGTCGACAAGAAAGTGGAGTGGGACCAGAAGGAGCTGTCCGATATCTGGGGGCGTATACTCTCTACCGGAGACAAGCCCGAAGAGTACATCACAAGAAAAGAGACCTACACCGTCCCGGAGAAGCACTTCACGGCCTGGCCAGAACAAATCAAGGCTGTCTTTCTCCCTGCTCGGACCCTCACGCCGAAGCCTCCACGCTTTGAATTTATCGTTCTTGACTGAAAGGTTGGGTAGAAATGTCAAAGATGTCTCTTGAGAGCATTACATCTACAGGAACGTTCGATCCTCCCCGGATTATCATCTATGGGATCGGTGGGATCGGGAAAACCACATTCGGGGCGAGTGCCGAAAGCCCCATATTTGCCATGACTGAAAAGGGCAAGGGGCGCTTGCAGGTCCCGAGCTTTCCTATGATTGGATCGTGGGATGACGGGATTGAAGCTATATCAACACTCCTTTACGAGCCCCACGAATACAAGTCACTGGTCTTGGACTCCCTTGACTGGTGGGAGCCGCATATCTGGAAGCATGTTTGTGAAGGAGCCGGAAAGAAAAATATCGAAGATTTCGGCTATGGCAAGGGCTACACCTACGCCGACGCAGACTGGAATGTATTCTTTAAGGGCCTGAACAGCCTACAAGAGCAGCGCGGTATGGCGATAATCCTTACCGCTCACGCCGAAGTAAAGCGCTTCGATTCTCCCGAAGTCGAGCCCTACGACCGCTATCAAATCAAGCTGCACAAACGAGCCGCAGAGTTGGCCGCAGAGTGGGCCGACATAATTCTTTTCGCAAATTGGGAAGTCTTCACAGTCAAGACAGAGGTGGGTTTCAAAAAGCAAGTGAGCCGGGGCCAAGGATCGGGCCGCCGCATTCTCTACACGGAGGAGCGCCCGGCATTCAAGGCAAAGAACCGCTATGGCTTACCGCCCAGGATCGAACTTACCGCGCCTTTCGATTGGGCCGGATTCATCAACTTCATATCAAATGGCAATGTTCCTATTTCTGAACCTATCGAAAACATAGAGGAGTAACCACCACAATGCTTGATTATAACGATGCAGATCAACAACGTTACGGCGAACTGATCCCCGATAAAGCTTTATGCAAGGTCATGATGACTATCCGCGCCGGGGCCGCCGGGCCGGAAGGGTGGCTTACCGACAGCAATACATCCGATGCTCAATACCTCAACGCCGAACTAACAGTTCTCGAGGGACCGTTTACCAATCGAAAATTTTGGCAAAACATGGTCGTGAGCGGTGGCAAGCAGAACGAAAAGGGGCAAAGTATCGCCGCAGAAATCACCCGGTCACTGCTTCGGGCTATGCTCGAAAGTTCGAGAAACATTCAGCCTACCGATATGAGCGAGGCCGCATGTGTCAAGCGCCGGGTGCAAAGCTATTCCGAGTTCGATCAAATGATTTTTATCGTTCGGGTCGGCATCCAGAAGGGTAAGGACGGCTATGAGGATAAGAACAAAATCGGTTCCGTAATCACGCCGGACAAGAAAGAGTATCAGGAAGTTATGAGCGGCCAAGCCCCCGGACCTATACCCTTTGCACGACCGGCCGCAGGCGGTACGAGTACGGCCGCTCCGCCCTGGGCCGCCGGGACAAGTGCCGGAAACCCGCAACAGCAAAAGCCCAAGACAACCACGCCGGCATGGGCGGTGTAAGTTATGATTTTTAGACCGTACCAACAACGCATGATTGACAAGGCGAAGAAGGCTTTGAACGCCGATGGTAACGCCTTTTGCGTCGCACCCACGGGGGCCGGAAAGACCATTATCCTTTCCGGCCTGGCCGGGGCCATGCAGCCTGCCAAGACACTGGTGCTGCAACACCGGGACGAACTGACGGAGCAAAACCTTTCAAAGTTCATGAAAGTCAATCCGGGTCTGCCGGTCAGCGTTTTTAATGCAACGTCTAAGTCTTGGCGTGGGAAGGCTGTGTTTGGCATGGTGCAAACGCTTTCCCGTAACGGCAACCTGGATACCCTTCCAAAGCTTGATTTGATGATTGTGGATGAAGCCCATCACGTAGCGGCTGAATCGTATATGAGAATCATTAGAGCGGCCAAGGACCGGAACCCTGGCCTTATGGTGGCCGGGTTTACCGCCACGCCAGCGAGGGGAGACGGTAAAGGGCTTCGTGCCGTCTTCTCCAATGTTGCCGATCAAATCAGCCTGAAAGAATTGATTGATAAGGGCTTTCTCGTTCGTCCGCGCGCCTTTGTCGTGGACATTAACGGAGTGCGGGAAGGGCTCTCAAAGGTTCGGAAGCTTAAAGACGATTTTGATATGAACCAAGTATCCGAAATTTTGAATAAGGTTCCGATCAATGAGGAAGTCGTTCGTAAGTGGAAAGAGGTTGGAGAAAATCGGCGCACTATCGTTTTCTGCTCAACCGTGGCTCACGCTCAAGACGTTCGGGACTCATTCATCCAGGAGGGTATCACTTGCGAACTTATTACCGGAGACATGGGTAGTCGTGAACGTTCAGACGTATATCGTCGGCTTAAATCCGGTGGAACGCGAGTAGTCATAAACGTTTTCGTACTGACTGAGGGATTCGATGAGCCCGCCGTTGGCTGCATTGTCCTCCTTCGGCCATGTTCGCAAAAATCAACACTTATTCAGATGATAGGTCGAGGATTGCGAACGCTGAACCCGGACGAGTACCCCGGAGAAATCAAACGCGACTGCATTGTGCTCGACTTCGGAACCTCAATTTTAACACATGGAAACATCGAGGCCGAGGCGGGTTTGGGAAAATCAGACAAGCCCGACGATGCAAAGCCCGGCGATGCTCCGTTTAAAATATGCCCGGAATGCGAAGCCAAGCTCCCGGCGGGAGTTAGAGAGTGTCCGCTTTGTGGTTTTGAATTTCCGAGGGATGACGGAGAAGGGCTTAACGAGGTCGTCCTAACCGAAGTGGATCTCCTGAACGCTTCCCCGTTCCGGTGGGTGGATTTGTTCGGGTCCGGCAAGGTTATGCTGGCAAGCGGGTTCGAGGCTTGGGCCGGGGTGTTTTCTCCTGATGGGGAAAACTGGTTTGCATTAGGGAAACTCTCAAAAGGCAAGGTCGTCAACCGCCTTTTGATTGGGGAGAAAACTCAAGCCCTGGCCGCCGCCGATGATTTTTTAAGGACTCATGAGAGTTCGGATTCTGCGAAGAAAAGCAAGCGCTGGCTCAGGGATTCGGCGAGTGAAAAGCAAATCGAGCACTTGAGGCGCATGGGCTACGACGTTGATGCTTTCGAGTTTGGCTTCACGAAATACACCGCAACGACACACATGCAGTTCCAGTGGAATAGGCGGCTAATTGAGAACGCTATGCGCTCCGCAGGGGTGCTTTGATGGTGAATCTCAAAACCGTTGCGGAGCTTATCTCAAAAAGAAACCTGTGGGAAAAGCCGCTCAAGAAATTTTCGGAACTCGACATGATAAGTCTGAGCGAAGCGTTTGAGCAGGCCGCAGACGAGCAAGTCATGTTCGAGTATGTCTTGCAGGATATTCGGGATGGAGGACCATATTTTAAGCTCTGGCCGAAGATCAAGGGCTACATGGAGCGGACCTTTACCACTGCTGAATTTCATAAATTATACCTGGCTCACAAGCTCAGGGAAGCGAACCACAAACACTAGGAGGGCCAATGCTAGGGC